TCACGAAGTCACCATCAAACTAATATAAATTATCATGAACAAAAAAACGTCAGCCCTTGTTATTCATATAACGCATTCATTCTATTATCAGAGGTTTCCCGGGTGTGAGCCACGGAAGCCTCACCAAATCCTATAGAACCCGCCTATCCCGACATAGGGAGACAACCCGTGTTTACCGATTCCATAACCGGCTATCGCTCCGATTCCCCATCTACGTGGGTTGATCGTCTTGGTTATATACTCAGTCCTTCTATAAACCTCGATGTAATCAAGATTAGGCTTATAGCCGGATATTGACAGCCGGTAATCATCCGTCTTGTACTCCTTTTGAGTTATCGGCACCGGGACATATATAGGTTCCTTAATCGTGTCACCGTCTAATGTAATGTAGACAGGAAAAGGCTCTGGTATCGTCCGCACCAATGTCTCGTAAACAGGATACGGGATACTGTCATGGATCGTGTCGGTTATTAATACGGTATCAGATTTAGACACGACTTTATCAGTCACATCCCCCCGGATATGGTAGCCAGCCGTGAAACTGGCTACCAAGCACACTAGTATTAATATGATATGCCACGGTTTCATTTTGCGATTTCCTCAATACGGATGCGCTCAATAAGGATTTGCCTATAAGCTTCCATCGCTCCGAATTGTGCACGTAGCAATACTTGCTTTTGCGTTGACAATCCTTTGAACATATCCGTACCAAAAAACTTACCTAGCTTTTCTTGCTTATCGGATAATTCGGACAATTCTATTTGGAGACGATCCGTAAACGTC